GGAGTCAGAGTCAGTGTACCAATTGAATCTGCCACAGCAAAAGGATTAATTGCAATTGCTCTGCTCGCCAAAGGTTGGCTTGCAATTATTTCTTCCGTATACTTTAGAGTATAAAGTGGAGAAATATCTGAGTTTGTTGGTTTGTATGACAGACCTGTGGTGGCTGTATTTGACAAACCTTTAAAACCACCAACACTTAATAACTGTTGGTTCTGTAGAGGATAGTTTTTAACCAATATTGCAGGTGTCAAGTACTGTAATCTTGTATTGATTGCTGCACTAAAGTCTGGATTAAATGTGTCACCAACACTAAAGGTTGAAAAGTCATCAACTAAGATACCATTCTTGAAACGATTCAATCCGTTGCCGTCAGGTATCTGTAGATTTGTGGCCTTTTGTTCCAATAGATTTAATGATGTATAATATTCCAGATTGTTGACACGTGTTTGTAAATCTGTAATATCTTTAAATGCCCAACGTTTGTGTAGTACTGGTTGAACACTGATGTTTGCAACTTGTCCAGTTGTTGTTTGACCAGTCACGTATTCGGTGTATGGATCCAAAGAAATTTTGGCCAACAACATAGAACCTTCTGGTTGACCAGGGAAAACAGGATTAATGTCCGGAACACCTTGAATTAATCTGATGCCTTTATCTTTACCAATTATAAGTATATCTTTTCTTCCAAGATAGTATGCATAATCGGATGTAAACGCACTCAAGTCCGATGGAATAAAGAAACCGGAGTTGTTTGTGGTCGTTGGTGTAATCTTGTACTTGAATACAAAGTTTCCTTGCCCATTCAACACAGCAGGTCTAAAGTCCAAACAATCTTTCAGATCATACAGTGTGCCGTTGCCTGCATAATATTTTGGTCTGTCGGTGAAACCAACGTTTGTATAAGACTGTGCGCTAAAGTAACCATCACCACCAGAATGACTGAAGTGATCAAATAATATCCACAACGAAACAGGCTTCTGACGACCAGGCTTCAATGTGATGTATGAATGACCGTAATAATTGTCTGTCTGACCATCATTGAATGTGTAGTATGATGTGATATCGGTGCCTGTTGTCAACAGTTCCGTATTTGGTGTTACACCATTTGTGTCAATGATCTTAACGATTCTCTTAACATCAGAAACATATAACTTCTGGTTATTTCCATAACTCAAAACACCAGCTGTTGGAATCCAGATTTGACCATTCGTTAAGTCAATATATGTGTTGTTAACAATACCATCTGGTCCAGCGGAACTTGCTACTGTTGTGTTTGCAGTAACTAATGTTTTGGTTTTGAGTACATAGTTTGTATCGTTACCATCTGTAACGGACAACTTGGCATAAATTGTTGCGGCGAATGGTGCAAGGTCTGGGCATGTTAGATAGACACCATTCTTGTCAGAATCAACGGCAATAGTTCTGCTGCCTGTGGTGAAATCAATAATATCACCATTGTTTATTGTGGTGTTTGTCAGTCTATCTGTTACAACAACTATCCAGTTTTGTTTGATTGCATCAGCCGACTCTGTTGTACCTGTTCTGATAAAGTCGAAGACTCCTACAGATGATGGATCTAATTGCAGATATCTTCTAGATCCACTCAAGTAACTTGCAAAAGATTGTGCTCTGAATTCTTGTAGTGTTGTGAAAGAAGAATCTGTTACGGCAGAAACAAACTTGTTACCCAATGGGAAGATCAGTTGTGGATTTCCTGGATTGAATAACTGTGTATAACCCGAAGCAACATTGTTTACTTTGCCTAAGTTACTAACACTCGCGCTACCTTGGAAAGTATATGGTGTACCAGAAACTGGTTGTACAATTGTTTCAAAATCTTTTACACCAAAACGAATTGAGAACTGAGATGTTCCGTCAGGTGCGATTGTGAATGGTGCATCAGTTTGAATTGTCTTGTTGTTTGGATCATAATAGGTGATTGTTCTTGCATCACCAGCATCTGTACCTGAGTCGATTGTTATAGAACAACCAACGTATGCATTTGCAACGTTGGATAATAGGCCAGCGGTACCAACATACAGTGTTGTAAAGTTGGTGTTCGCAGCAGAAACGTTGCTCGAAAGAGTTTTACTTGCAAGATCAAAGATGTGTGCCTTGTAAGTATATGTTTGTGTGTTCGAACCATTGGAAGCCTGAACATAAGTTACCGCACGAATGTAACCGCTGCCAGCTAAAGTTGAATTGTAAGTTGTTGTGTTTGCTCTGTTAACACTTGCGGTACCAACAATATGGAAATCTACTGGGCTGCCGGTTGTGATATCAAAGAAACTATTACCTTGACCTTTCAAATTGTCAACATAGATGTAGTTTCCATAATCAATAAAGTTACTATTGTTATTGACGGAATCTGTTGTTCTTGCACGATCAGATGTAATTTGTAGTGTTGATTGGTTTTCTATTCTGAAACCTTGGACATATGCAACGCCTGGTCCAACACCTAAGATATATGTGTTTGCGTCAATCGTATTTGCAGAAGGTGTTATCTTGAAATTACTAACGATATAATCGCCGTTTGTCTCAGAAGTTCTCTTTGCAAAGTATTCATCAATAACAGAATAAACTGTACTGTTTACTTGCTTCTGAACATTACCATTTTCGATTCTCAGTAACTCAACGAATGCATCATCATTACCCAATTCTAATGGTAATGTTGTGAGTGATAGGTTAATTTGGTATCTGTCTGCACCTGGTGCCTGATAGTTCGATGCACCAACTGCCGGATCCAATAGTGATGGGTCATCGATATAGTCTATGATTGTTTCTTGGATCGACAAACCTACACGATAGGACGGTGTTGAACTGTACTTGTCTAATATTGTTGTTTGTGGTTGAACGGATACAAAGTTACCGATTGAGTATTTGGTATAAGAACCATCTTCATTCTGTGTACTTGACTGTGAATAACCATTGACAATGTAGAAAACACCATCAGAAATAGATGCAACAGAAGAAAGCCCAACACCAGTTGAACCACCAAGAGTACCAATAATTGTTGCTGCAAAGTTAGAACCATCAGCAGGGAAAACATCCATGCCATCACTGAACTGAGTGCCAGAAAGGTATGTAACAATCAGTGTTGGTGGATCGCCTGCAGCAGCATCTGTACCTGTTGCTTCTGCTGTCTTAATTACTTTTGCAATAATTTGACCTGTTGAATCTTGAATAATTTTATTGGTAAAATCACCAGCAACAATGTCAGCACTATTGTATTGTGCATTTAGTTTTAAATAATAACAATTTTGATTGACAGTAACTTTACCACCAGTAACTGGTGTGTTCTGTGAGAAAATATTATCTGCAAATTTGGAAATCTGACTTTGCAGAATTGTTTGAGACTGCGTTAATTCTCTTGCCTGTACCGCAACGCCCGGTTTAAAAAGAATACGATGAAAATTCTTTGATGGGTCGAAATCATCGTAATATGGATCAACGTTAAAATTCAGAGCCATTTTTTTCCTTTAGTAACCTAATACAAATCTATATTGTTCTATGCCGTCAGCACTTCTTTGAATACTTTCTCTATTTTCTATATATGCCAAGTAACCAGAGAATAAAACAAAGTTTGGATAACTGATGGTTAGTACAGTTCTTGCTGTTGATGATGTGTTTCCGTAAACGGAACCATTAAGTGCTGGTGTGCCTGTTGTATTTATGAGTCTAAGTACATTAGTTGCAACATCAAAGCTTAAAACTTTTGCAGTAAATGTAGCTGCAGCCAAAGAAGAACCTTGATAAACAACCTCATCTCTTTCAAATGTACCAAAACCCGGAGCAACAATTAAATCGGTTGTCGTTCTATAAATTGAACCATTTGCTGGATTCGGACTTGATTGCTTAGATGTTGGATTTACCACCAAACCCAATTGGTGAAAGTCAATGTCTGTTGGTATCTCACCATTTTCAGAACCATTAAACTCAACTGAGTACATAACATGTGAACATCCAAGTTCAGAAATTGGATCGAATCCGTGGCCACCGACAGGTGATGTATTTGCATATGCAACAACGCCATTACCTAAAGCTGTTGTGATAGTTACGTTTGCATAAGTATAGTTTGCACCAGGATTTGTAACGATAATATCTATAATAGATCCGTTTGATGTGTTAGCTGTTGCAACTGCACCATTGCCATCACCAGTTACAGTTACAGTAATCGTTGCATTGGGTGCATCATAACCAGAACCACCACTATAAACATTTATAACCTCAACTCCACCAATACCTTCTGGAGCTGTTAATGCATTCAATGAAGTTGTGCTGACACCAACAGGCATCCACTTGGTGTCCATGAATTTAACTTTTAAACCGGTGTCAATCGAATAGATAAATTTCCATTTGTAACCATCCGAACCAACATAAATGTTATTTGTTCCGTATGTGCCTGGTGTGAACATTGGTTCGTCTGTTGCAGCAGCACCGTTTCCATTCCACAAACACTTAAAAACTTGGTCGTATCTATTCTTAACATAGAAATTATAAACTAAATTTCCATTTTCATCTTGTTCTAGGATGTTAATGTCATCGCGATAGAAATCATAAATTGTTCCAGACTCCCAGTTTATTCTTTGAATGACTGGAGAAATATCGGATGTGTTTACTTTTTTTACTGCAAAGATGTTTTTGAAGACTTCTTTTCGACTCTTCTGGTCTAATCCAGGAACAGGTGGTGTATTTGCCTGTGGCCAAGGGTCAACTCTGGAAAGGAAACAGTAGTTTGTCTCGACAGGCAAATTGTTTTTTGATGTGATTACGGCAACAGGTGCATAATAACTCTGTTGCACTTGTAAGACCTTAGCTTCAGGTGTGATTACGATTTTATTTGTCATAGTGAGTTATTTATTAAGCGTAAGTTATTGCACAGAAAGTATTTGCTAAGTCACCATCAATACTGAAGTACTGTAACTTTGCTGATCTATTTGATGCAACAGACAGTGTTGCAGAACCTGTCGTGGAGTTGTTTGCAAGAACACCAAGATTAATTGTTTGCCCTGTACCTGCGGTGTTTGTTATCCACGCCTCAACAACTTTACCATATGTGTAGTTTGAGAAAGAGATTGTCAGTGTTGAACTAAACGTTGCTCTGATCATTGAATTTGTTGCAAAGTCAATAGTGATTGCAGTCTGAGCACCTAACAATCTTGGTGTATAAACAAATCCTTTTTCTGGTGACACAACACCAGTAAAATATACAGAATCAGCATTAAACGAAGCAATTTCATTAACAGTATTTGAACCATTTGGTGTATTCCAAAATCTTATTCTGGAACCACGAGCAATGTCTGAATGATCTTCAGAAGCAACAAAATCGATTCTTGCATCACCAAATGGTGCGTATCCTGTATTGCCATAAGAGTTACCAGCAATACGCAACAGTATATCATTGTTCTGTGTCGGCGCCGGTGCATCTACTGTACCTCTGGCAGCTCTACCAGCAATAAGAGAATAAGATGCATTTGATGTACCAAAAGAATCGATGAGTACTCTGGCTGGCGTGTTTGATTTGCCGGTTATTTGCATCATTGTACCGGCCTGTGTTACAGGTTGTGAATTTCCTGATGCTGTAATTCTAAAGGCAGCTTCCGTTGCAGAGAAATTGGAGTTGGCAAGAACGAGTGTTGCATTCATATTGACTGCACCAGTCACACTCACTATACCAGCAAAGTTTGTATTGCCGGATACTGCCGATGTTCCAACTACAGTTAAGTTGCCAGTGTTAATTGCTTGAGTTTGTGTGTTTCCTGTAATTGTCAGATCACCAGCAAAAGTTCCTGATGTATTCGCAAGAGCAGCATTTGCCTTTGCGAAAGCTCCGTTTGCATATAATGCAGCAGAGTTTGCTACATGTGTAGGTGTATTAGCAACCAAGAATGCAGCATTGGCTTGAACAAATGCACCATTGGCATACAGTGCAGCAGAGTTTGCTATAGCATCTGGTGTGTTTGCAACCAAGAAGGCTGCATTGGCTTTTAAGAACGCAGAATTTGCATATGATGCTGCCGCAGCGAAAGAAGTGTTTTGTGTGGTACTGTCAGCAAATATAATTGTATTACCAATGGTCAAAGGATCATTTGCATACAGATTATCAACTAAATTTTTGGCTGTATATTTTCCTGTTACGCCAGTTGGCAAGTCCACACCAACAAATATTGTATTTGCAGTATTTGGTGCCAGCGTTTTTGCTGTTAAGTCTGTAATTTTTACTGTTGACATTTTTTATCCTAATAGAAGTGTTCTACCATCCTCAGTTGTTATTGAAAAACCATCTTCTGTTGTAAGTTCCGGTATATAAACTTGCCCAGCTGCACCATAAATGAATATCTGTCTTGAATTCAATGCAGTGTTTGCAATAAATGTTCTGTTGACTGCCATGTATGAGTTACCAACATTCGAAGTCAAATTGGCTGTCAGATAAATTCGATCATTTTCAAAGTCAACACTCTGTACAACCTTGCTTGTATTGTTATCCACCAAAATTGTATCACCAACATAAACGATATCTTTGATTGGATAATCTGTGTTGCTGTACTGACCATTGTTCATAATATTATAAGCACTGGTCAATGATCTAATATTTATGACGTTCGAACCAGAATTGCCAGATACGAATGCGACATTTGCATAAGTCAACCAAACATTACACTCAAGAGTTACTGTATTCGCAGCAGCATTAACAGAAACAACTCTTGATGAAACATCTGGACCATTTGTTGTCTTCAAAACAAGTGTATCTGTGTTTGCAAATATGATGTTGGCGAGATTTGCACCAGCCAGGTCATCAAAATAAACTATGTTGTTACTGCCATTTGTGAAACTGGTATAAATGTGTGCATGTGTACCAGTATAACCTGTAAAGTAGTCTAATGGGTAACCTTGGAATACTGCACTGTAAGTGTCGAGTTGATAATCGGTATTCGATCTCAATACATAACGACCTAAGAAATTCATTCCTGTTGGATGTAACAGGTTCAGTAGAATTTCTCTATACTTTTCAATTTCTTTTTCGACACTGATTATATAAGTGAAGTTGTTGTATATCTTACTTTGTAATACGTCTGAAGAACTTGGTTTACCTCTTGAGTTTAGGTATTGCCCTTGACTTACAACTAATCCATTCAAGAAAGATGCATTAGCTCTTGCGTTACCGTCACCATATCTTCTTACGCCACTAGAATTGTAGTTTGAATCTAGTGCTGCACCAACCATTTGCAAGTTAACATTGTTTTCTGTTCTCAGTGGCAATGCAGTATTTGGTGTTGAGTTATAGTTGTAGACACGCAAATTATATACTGTTTGTGCAGGATCAGCATTGAATCGGTACACAGAAACAGACTCTATATATGCCAAATACGTTGAAGTGTTTGCATCAACGCCTTGGAAAATAACATCTCCACTTTCTATTAGTGAAGGTGCAACGTTAGAAACTAAAATGTCCTCAACTTTTAAAGAAACGCCAGGCGCAGAAACATAATCTTCGCCAGGATTACTAATATTGATTGTTGTCACCGAACCAGTTCTGTTTGATACAACAGAGAATGTTGCGCCTCTACCAAGTATGCCGGGAACAACCAAACTTGCATTTGCGGCTTGCACATTGGCTGATTGCACAGTTACTGTTGGTAAGGACAATTCTGAATAACCTAAACCACCAAGTGGATAATCTCTCACAGGACCATAAACGTATTCAACATCTGTAATAGAACCTGTGTTAGAAACAGCCACCACATTTGCTCGAGCACCAACACCAGATCCACCAGAGAAAACAATTTGATCATTTGCTTGGTAACCATGCCCACCACTTAAAATTTGAATTGGTGAGAGTATACCCAAATTACCAAGATCAATTGAATCACCTACATCGTTCTGATATAAAGATGTTGCTTGAACAGTTGGAATAGTTCTGATTCCACCACCACCATTTGTAACAATAACAGAAGATATTGGATATGTCGCAAATTGAGTGAAACTAAATGCATCAGACAATCTGGTGTTCGCATTTGCTGAAGCCACATTGGTGAATCCATAATTTGTGTTACCAATTGTTATTAATCTTTTAGGATTGATAGCTTCTATAGACAATAAAGTAACATTGGCAGTTTTTGTTGAGTCTGGATCCAAAGAACCAACAACAGCAGTTGCACCGACTGCATTGTTTATGGTTATTAATGTATTTGGTTCAGTTCTAAAACCATAACTTCCATCAACAACATTGATACGCTGAATAGATCCTGCTGTTGTTTGCCCAACTGTTGCTGATGCACCAATTCCGTTGGCAGAGTTCAATCCACCATAAATTACTACTGGGTCTCCAGTTTGGTAAAGCAAACCTCTTCTGTTTGGATCAATATTAATTTGATTGATTTGACCAACAATCTTTGCTCTGAGTGGTTGCCCATCAAACAAAACATCTTGATTGTTCGTGTCAACTACCTTAACAAATTCACCCGACTGAAACAATCTTGTAATATCGGAAATAAACACTTCAACTCTGTTGCCTGTTGATGTTGCATTTTCAATTGTTGCAATTGACTTTGTTGTTTCACCAAACAGTCTATAGTTATTAACTTTTAAGAAATTTTTATTTCCCGTCGCCAACTTTAAACTTCTTGCAACGTACCAAGAACCATCAGAAGCTTTTAGAACTGCATCTTTTGTATAGAAGATATCAAAATCAGAATCATATAAAATTCTGAATAGGAATTGATAAGATGCTGGTGTACCTTTTGTGTAGTACAGTTGACGAGCATACTTTACAGCAGTACGTTTGTCAATTAAAACTTCTTGTGGAAAATATTGAAGAAACTCATCTGTAAAATATTTTATAAATTCTTCTGTCGTTCTATCAATGTCTTTATAGTTGAGAATGTTTTTACTTCTCTCTGTGACATTACCATTCTCTTCCATCCATTCATAGTACGCCTGCAAGAATGTAACAAACTTATCATAGTCTGGATTTTCCCTAACGAAAGAGGGAAGCTGTGATGGTATTAGTAACGAAGTCTTCTGAAAATCAGGAATCATTTTACTTAGCTGTTACGTTGACAATAATCGAATTTGGATCAAATGGATCTACTGTGATGATCCTGTTATAAGTCGATGATATAATCGATGTTGTTGGATTTGCAGAAACTGTTAGTTGACCAAGGTCATTCTGTACACCATAAGGATTGAAGTTTTCAAGTGTGATGACACCTAAGTTATAATCAACAGTGCCCACAGAACTATTCAATATGATTTTCACATTCTCATTGTTATTATAATATGATCTCAATACACCATAACGACCTTCAAGATTTGCAATTGCAGCTCCTAATTGGCCTGTGGTATCATTTGACTTTGGTGTGATCTTAACAATCGCACTGGTATAACCCGAACCTTTGTTGGTTATATTAATTGACTTTAGAGTACCTGTAGCGGAAATTACACTCTCTGCTGTTGCACCAACTCCGTCACCAAGAATTTCAATTGTTGGTGCGCTCTGATAACCAAAACCTGGATTAATAATTGAAATTGATTCAACACCACCAGTTGATGATGGCACCTCTTCAACCTGCACACCACTAATAATTGTTGTTAAATTGTCTGGATCTCTGAATTGTAGAGATGGTGATGTGCTAATACCACTTTGAAACATGCCTTTTTTGAGCGGTGTCCCGTAGTACAAATTATATGTTGTTGGTACAGTCAAAATTGGCAAGAATTTTTTCTGAACTTGTAGACTTATTTCATTTGTAATAATTGATGGGCTAACATTGTTGACTGCATTATTGAAGTTTGTAATGTTGAATGTTGAATTGAAAGTATTCAACTGACTTACAGCCAAATTAGAAATCGCATTTTTTACGTTTGTTTTAATTTGTGAAGAAGTCAAGTTCGTTTTACTTGGGTCATACAACACATTTACAGTCAGTTGCAAATATGTGTAGTCTGGATCCACAATTGTTGGTGTAACTGTCAGAACAGAAATTGGTCTGATAACGTCTTGTATCAGTTTTTGTTTCTGTAGTTGTGTTAGATTGTAAGAACCTGCTGGTTTCAAACAAACGAAAACTTGCCCGTAAATTGGCGTATCATTTTCTTGCCCACCCCAAACGTTGACAGCATCAAAAGAATAACCTAAGGTATTCTGTTGAATTGCGGTGATGTAATCTTCTTTGGTAACAGCACGTTTCTGTGCAGAGAAAGATTTGGGTGCCTGAAACTTTATCGAACTTACGGATTCTTTATCTTGCCCATAAGATGTTGCTTGCACAGCTGTAACCACAACATTGGAGAATCCTCCAATTGCGTCCATATTGATGAAACTATTTGCGCCAGCAGAAGCTGAACCGTTTGTGGACAAGTAACTTAGGTTGACAATGTTACCATCCACAAGTTGTTTACCAAGTATACCATCACCAAAATTAATTTCATACAATCCATTAACACTCTCTTGCAAGAAATAAACTGTTGAATCACCTGTTAACAACAAAACATCTGATGCTTTTGTGTAGATTTCGGATGTTGTATTTGAAATAGATTGTTGTATCGATACCAAAAGTGTTGTGGTGTCGATATTTTCATCTGGAATCGAGAATGTGTAGGTTGGATTTGTAGTTGAATCTACTTCATATGATATCGATTCAACAATACCTTGTTTTATTGATACATTTGAAAATAATGCTTGTTGACCAGAAACCGCAACGGTTGTTGCATCTGTTGTAACAAAATTGTAGTTGACACCATCGATATTTTCAGATAAAAATTGTGCATTCTTTGGTAGTGTTAGTGATGCATCTGTGACTTGATTGACGAGAACATTAATAGTGGCCTCAGGTGCAATTGCGGATTTTGGTGTATAATTCAGTAATTTTGCTAATGAAACAACAGATTCTCTCTGAATTGCGGAGTCTAAGAACATCTCATTTGCAACCATGTTCAAATAATATGCATTGTATTGCGTATTATATGAAAGTATGTCTAATAGTACAGAGAGTGCTGAACCTTCAAAATTGTAGTCTTTTAAAGCGTTTTGTGACTTTAGATAATTCTTCAGATTGGTTTTAATGTCATTAAAATCCAAATCCGTTATCTGAATATTGCTATTTGCTCCAGCCATTTATCGGTTTCTCTCTAAAAGTATTGTTATTGATGTTGGTGTGGTAGCATTTTGTAAGAAGAAACTTATTGTCACATTGTAGGCATTCCTAGCATCATCTGCTTCCACATTCACCTTTTGCAAAATTACTCTAGGTTCATAAGCTTCAAGCATCAGAGCAATTTCGTTTTGTATACTGTTTTCCGTCAAAGGATTCATTGGTTCGAACAATAATGCATTCAATCTTGAACCCAGATCAGGATTAAAAGGTCTATCATAGTTATTTGTTTGCAACAAATTTCTGACAGAGCGTGTGACAGCTTGAAAATCATAACTAACGGCAACATCACCAGTCACCGGTACTCTGGTGAAGGTGAAATCTATGTCCGAATATAGTTTGTTTAGTGTTTGTGCCATCTTTTATTTATGCGTAGGAGTAAAACGCTTTTTTGGACTTTTGGTTTCGTCGGAGAAAATTCTTGGGCCGGAACGAAAAATTTCGAAATTTTAGGAAATAATATTGCTATTTGCCAGATTGTTCTTCAAATTCTGAGTTCCGATGTAGTTATTAATTAAAAACAGTTCGGTTTGACCGACTCTATTGAATTGACTAACATCATTGTATCTATCAACAATCATTTGTGAGTTTTGAAAGAAATTGGTGTCTTTTTGTCTATAAGTATCCATTGTACTGGAAACTAGGTTGGCTGCATTCGAAAATTGGTTTGCATCCGTCAAACTTAGTGAAGAAACGTTAGCCACAATCGATCCAACATAAACATTATTAATCGAAACAAACGAATTTGCATAATCACCTAGTGTATTTGCTAAAAATAGACTGGAAAAACTACCAATCATTGGTGAGTTGTTTTGTATATTGTCTGTTTGGTTGGTAATATACATTACCATTTTTCCATAACCTATCGCAGTTTCATAATGTGGCAAAGTTATATCAAATTCCAATGGAATGACATTTGATATTCGATTCGTGTGTATCATAAAATTATTTGACACATTTGTTGAAAGTTCTTTCACCATCATCAAAGCGGCATTCATAACACTTTCGACACCAGGATTAGTAAAAGTGATGATTATATTTCCATTGGCTGCATCCCAATAACTGGATGCACCACCTGAACCTGCGGTTGCAAGTGGATTAAAAGATTGTGCAACGCAAGAATTTGCTGTAGACCAAATCGTATTAGTGATGTTGGCCATCGGATTAACAAAATATTGTTCTTGTTCATCCGAAATCAAATCAGCTTCTTGCCAAGGTTGCAACATCTTTGGCATCATTTTCATTTGCGTTTGAACCGACTGACTCAATTCTTCCACTGCGCCGTTGGCAATAGGATCTGTGGTGTCAAATTCTAGTAGTGCATATACTCCAGACATAATATAATCCTTAAATGTATGTTTCTTGTTGAAGTGGTGGGCTAGTTGGACCACCTTTCGCAATATGTGTGTGTATTTTTCTCAAAAGTGTGTTTATAACATCGAAACCAAGTATCGAGGATGATATTCCGTAAGTACCGAGTGGTGCAGACATACTTGAATAAGAAGTTATTGGACCAGAACACATGATCGTGGCTGGTTTTGCTGGAGTTGGCAGACCAATTGAGATACCACCAAGAAGAGAATTGAAACCATATGGTCCAGCAGCAACACCCAAGCCAGCATCTATTCTTCCTCTAGAAAAAATATAACCAGATGACAAAGCTTCTTCAACTTGAAGATCACCACTCACATTAACTAAAGATGTTTTGATTGTCAGTTTACTTTGTAATCCAGGGACAAGCCCAGGATTCGAACCAGCATTAATCTTCATATTACCGAAAGATGTTACAGTGTGTATTCCTTGTACAGTCTGTGTGTAATCGCCTTTAATGTACTGTTCAACACTGCCATCAATTTGTTCAACTTTATTACCTTTTACATAGAAATAGGCATCACCATTAACTGTGATGTTTAATTTTTTTGCTAATTTGCCATCATCTACACCAATAGAGATGTTGTGATCACCCAGAACGATGTGATAACCATCACCGATAATTTTGTGTACTTCATCACCGTTTGGGTGTATCTCTGTGAATGTTCCAGACTTGTGTTGTAGTCGAATTCGTTCACGGGTTGGTGTATCATCCATTTCAAATGAATGCCCACCTTTTGTCTGTGTTATATTATTGTACGGATATACAGGCTGATAATCGTTGTTTGCAGCAGATTCGGGTTCAGTCCATGCAAGAACGTTTTGTGGTTTGTTTATAGGTCCATCGGTTGCCGGTGAAGAACTTATATTTCCTTCATTGTCGGTTACCAGTGTTGAACCGTCATCGAAAAATTGTATGGTTGTACCATCTTCTAGTGTTTGTGTTGTTGCCATAATTTATTAGGGTGAAGAAGATTGTTGCATTAATGCTCCGGTTGTATTTGCAAACGCAGCATTCGCATTCGGTGTATTTTGATTTATATATGTTATGAAATTATTGGCGTTATTTTCCGTTGGATCATTTATCAAAGATAGAAGTTCTGGAGAATAATTTTGTGAATCGTTATTAAATTCAATTCTTGTGGCATCTTCAACTTCCTTTACTGCACCAACAAATTGATCAGCAATTCGTCTTGCTTGACCAACTGTCGCGTCTGCAATTTGACTTGGAATAGATTTTATACTGTCAACTGCTTGCTTCAATGAATTGGTAAAATTGGCAATACAAGCCAACAATAAATTTTTAATTTTTTCTGGTAAACTTTTAATCCAATTTATCAATTCAATAATTTGTTGTGCAAAAAACACCCATTGCAAAACACTTTCAATTGCATCAGCAACATCTTCGATGGCTTGATTTACTCTTCTGATTGTATCTTTTGCAAAATCAACAACCAAAGAGATTTGCCCAGAAGGATCAAAATTTAATGCCGTAGTTATTGCCTTCATTATTTTTTTGACAACTTCAATTGCTTTCTGCAACAAATCTCTCATACGGATTGCTGCTTTCAATTTGGCATTACGAATTGCGCGTTGTATTGCAGCAATTGGATTGACCAAACCCAAAGACGCAAAAATATCAATATTAAAAATGAATCTGAAATCACATACGTGTGTCAAGTTCCTATTCATAAGATCAATTGCTGATCCCGGAACATAACCTCTAGCCAAAGCCGGTGTCGTTTGCACACCAGGTTTCGCAAACATACGGGAAAACGTTGAGTTGGGTGGAAATGTTTCCGTGATTTTGAAGTTTATTAAGTCAAAACCGCCTATATTGACTGTTGTTGGTTTTTTTTCTGTTGCCATTTATACCTCAAATGAAATAATCGTTTCCGCCAATATTTTTATCTTCTGCTGTGGGTACAAAACCAGGAATGACACCAAACATCACAGGAAACTGACCAGACAAACCATCAAAGAAGAAACCAACTACCCAATCATTTAATTCTGGTGAAGAAAATGACTTTGGATTATTGCATGGTAATATTGGTAGAGCCCAAGGCAAATCACTCACCGGTATCTTTTGTTGTGAATCTTTACTGCCATCATAGTGCCAGCCAAAAATTCTAACTTGACAACGACCCAATCCAAGAGGATCCATTCTATTTTCAACAGTTCCAACCCACCAAATTAATCCATCTTTACCTAAAAAATTCGTCATTTCAATTTTTCTCCATTAAGCACGTATATCAACGTATGTTCCTTGTGAACTATCTTTAGTTATTTCTAAAATAGTTTGAAACACACCTTGTGATTGGACTATGTGTCTCACAGCTGTCACCAAATATTTACCAGAATAAAATTTATCAAATTCTTTTCTGCCACTTTTGTAGTCTAAAGCTGGCAGATTAAAATTGATAACTGAACCTGCTGTTAGACCTGTATCACCGGGCACTCTAATCTTTAGAATTGTATAGTTTGCTAAAGCTAGTTGTGCAGTTCTGTTTCTCACAGTTTCCTGAATAAAAACATCTGGTGGTAAATTCTTTTGAAACGAATCCAAATCTTGAAATGTTGGTTTCAATTTTTGATTTGAATTCGACACAACTAATTTCAAGACTGACGAATAATTCTTGTCTTTTGAATCGGTATACTCCGATATGTCTGCTGGTGAACCTTTATTCAGTCTTGTACCAGTATATTTTGTATAATCAAAATCTGTAAAATTAATTGATCTATTTAAAGGATCAAAAAACATAACTCTGTTTACAAATGTACCAGAATTAATCTCATTCAAACTGTCAAAATCTTTGACAAATTGATAATCCAATACAGAGGTTGCCTTTTGTTCAAAAGTTTGACTTTCAATATTTTTAATATTATATGTGTATGTCTTATATGGTCGATCTTTGTAAATACTAGAAATCGATCTAAACTGAAAACCATCTTTTGTTTCAAAGAATAACATATCGGCACCTTGGCCACCATTCTTTAGTGGTTTCGCATATGTACACAACCAACTTATTGCCTCAAATGGTCGAAGTGTTGGAATTAGAAAATCATAAACGCCAACTGTTTTCTCAAAATTTTGCAAGTCCAATCTTTTGGGATCAACTTTCAATTGTGTTAAAAGAATGTCAGTTATAATTTGATGTATTGCCTTACCTTTGTAAGATTTCACCACTTTTGTTTGTTCAGAATCGAATAATTCTTTTGAACAAAAATATATTTTTAGATATTCACTTGATTGATTTCCAACCGGTTTTCTATCTGGTATGGAATAAATTCTATATTTTTTTAAATTTCCAGGCAACTTACCAATATTTTCTGCTCCACCTTTTACTTGACCAAAACTAATTTGAATTTCTTCTTTACCAGATAACTGCAACTTTTCCACCAAACCAACACCATCACGTATGATAACATAACCAGAAACAACAAAGCTGTACATGTCCTCGAAAAAACACAGTTCCGTAAAAAGCTTAGTCACATCAAACTCACCAGTTGATGCAAAGATTCTTAATTCATCTACACTCGCACTTTGAGGATAGTAAGCTGCGTTTTTTGGAGTATCAATCATTTTATTCAGACATTAGTGTTTCAAATTGCGAATTAATAGTTTGTGCAAATTCTTTCTTTATAACTTTTATGTTTCTTTTCGATTCATTCAAATCCAACTCATATTGATACAATGTTATCGCTGATTTAGAAATCGTTATCGTGGTTGTACTTGTTGGAAATTGATAAACGGTTTTAGATGGTGACAAACTATTATATGTATCTTCATCAATCGTTATCTTTTTTTCTGTCGTGGTTCTTGTTGATGATTCATATTGTGAAATAATTTTTTCGTAATGATGTACTGTTGAATATGGATTTTCGGTTGTATACTTTTCAACAATGTATCTTTCGAAAGATGCACGATCCAGTGGCCAACCCCATTGTGGATCAC